CAGAATAACAAATCAACAAGATCTCTCTTTTAATAATTAATCCTGCTTTGTGAGCTTCTTTTAATTGTTGATTACTACTGTAGTAATTTTCAAAATTAGCTTTTTGTTCTTTGGTATATTTCTTTAACCTTTTATCAGTAACTAATGCTAAAGCTTTTTTACCAAGTTTCTTTTTTACATTTGAAAAGAAATTCTTTTTACCAATATAGGCATAAGTATTTCCATTTAATATCACTGACATGTGATAAACAAATCCAATACCATTTTCTGGTATATTTGTTTCAGTAAACTTTTTACCTTGGTATATCCAACTCATAATGCTTGTTTTAATAAAGGAAATAATAAATTTCTTGTTTTTTCAATTCCATGAAGTTTAATACAATCAGCAATATCTTTTTCTGATGGAGGAATAATATAATTTATATCATGTTTTAACTTATATCTTTTCATTGCATCAATACCTGCTTTATCATTATCTAATAATGTAATTATTTTACCGTATTTAGTTTTATAATCAGCAATCAAACTGTCAGGTAATAAACTATTTTCACTATCTGGCACAATGCATTCAATATTTTGAATTCCTAAAGCATTAAATGACATTAAATCTTTTAATGATGAAGTAATTAATAAATATTTATGTTGAAATGTTAATTGTTCAGACCCCTGAATATAATTTGTAATTTTAATAAATTTTTTTTCTTTATTTTTAGGTTGGTATATTTTATATAAAGTACCATCCTTTTTAAAATAACCATAAATATAATCACCTTTAATTGAAAATGAGTTTTGTAAATTTAATTCATTTTTAGTAAGAACATAATATTCTAAAGGTAATATTTCATATTTATTAAGTTGTTTAGTTCCAATTTGAAATTCTGTCCAATAATCTTTATCTAATTCATTCCAATGTCTTACTAAATAATCATTTACTTTATAAGTTCCAGTTATTCTATATTCTGTAATTACATCATAATTATTATTTTCAATATGTTTAGAATAATCAAGTACAATTTTTAAATTTGCTTGTTTTCTAGATAAATTATATAAATACATTATTAAATTACTAGAATCACCACCATAACCTGATGAAAAATCTTTAAATCTATAATAATTTTTAGTTTCATCAAAATATATGTACATAGATTCTGTTTTTTCACTTAAGTTAAAAACAGATTTTAATTTAACTGTTTGACCTGATAATCTACATGTTAAATTTAAATAATGTTCAAATATCCATTCTCTAGGAACATCTAATATACTTGTTATAAAATTAATTGTTGATACCATACTTATAAATCAAAAAAAAAGGGGAAGTAAATTACTCCCCCTATAATCATTAAATAAAAATTTAATCTAAACTAAATGCTGTAGATGACTTTGGTATTTCAAAATCATCATCATTGCCAAAGTTTTTAACTTCAACATTTTTAGTTTTTGGTACATAAATGTGTACTGCTGAATCAAACTTAATACATCTACCTTCTTCAACTCCAGCCATTGAATATTTATTATTACTTGCTTTTGGTAATTGTAAATTATAGTTAGTATAACCTTCAGCATTTATCCATTCTTGACCACCTACACAAAATTCAAGAAATTTATTTTTAAATGGTGCTGTGTTATTAAATGCATCTATTAAAGACTCAGGAGTTGAATGTTTTTTATTTTGTTCTTTAGCCCATTCAGTAATTCCTAAAGTTTTACATAAGTTAATTACAAACATAAACATTGAACGGTCTTGAGAAACTGGTTCACCACTAGGCATATTTCCATCTTTATAACCAAATGGATTGGCACTAATTTTACCTATTTTACCTAAATGACGGCCTTTAGATTCATCATTGTCAATATAAAAACCTTCAAAACCTTCTATAGGTTCTGTTTCTACATGTAAAAATATATACTTTTTTTCAGGATATTTTTCATCTACTTTACTACTTAAACTAGTAATTTTTAATACATGATTACCCGGAGTAATTTTCTTACCACCTTTTCCTCCACTTTTGCTTTCTAATAAATCTGTTAAATCTACATTCATTTTATTTTATTTTTAATTGTTACTATTTATAAATTTTGTCCCAGTTAACTGAAACTTTACCATCTACCATTTCTGAAATTACTATTTCTTCATTTCTTAAATGTTCAGGTCTTGCACCACATGTTACTTCTTCATTGGTTTTAAAAGATAAAACTGTTTCATTACCTCTTCTATACATATAACCTATAGCATCTGCATTAGCACAAATTAAAGATTTAATTTTACCTGTTAAATCAATATTTGCTGACATAACCATTTGTCCTTTATCATCTACTTGTTTGTCTTTAATATGACCAGATAAAATAATATGGGGTGCTAAGGTATCAATAAAATCTAATACTTGAAAAAATGCTTGACGAATATATAAATATCCGGCACCATTTGCTAAAGTTAATACATTTTCACCATCAAAATTTTTACCCATAGTTGTATTTCTATACAACTTTACAGCTAATGGCATTATCATTTCTTCTAATGCAGTTACTGTATCTATGGTAACATATTTATAAGGTTTATTTGCTTCTATAATTGCTTTTCCTGCATCAAATAATTCTTTTAAAGAATTTACTTTAATTTTTAATGCATCTACATAATTAGAACCATTTTCCAAATCAATTAATAAATTGTTTTCTAATCCCGCAAATGCAGTTGTTTTACCTGTTTTAGGTTTAGAATAAACTAATAATCTTTTAGGATTTACTTCTCCTGCTTTTATTTTACTTGTAGGTAATATCATTTTTATTTATTATTTTTTTCAATTAAACTATTTAACCATACTTTATTGCTAACTGGTTTTTTCCATATAATAGCAGCAAAATCAGAAATACTCATATCATTTATTGGTGCATCTTCTCCAACTAAAATATCATCTAAAGTAATTTCTTTACTTAAATATTCTTTTTCAAAGTCAGGAAAAGGTGATACTTTAACTTTTTCATATAAACCACTTTCATATAAAGAATAATTAATTTCAGAACTATCTTCTAAAATTACTTTTAATTCAGCTACTGAAACAATATAAACATCATATTCTCTACCTTCATCTGTCATTTTAGTTTCCATTTCATATTCTTCTTTATAAAAAGGATTGTATTTAAGTTTAAATAAAGGTCTATCTGTTAAGTCAGGTGTTAATTCTTTGTTTACAAATTCCATGTAAATATCTTTTTCTTTTGATACTTCACTTTCAAATAACTGAATAAACCTTCCTTTTTTACCACTTATAAAATATGCATTTTTTAATATATAAAGAGGATCATTGATCTTTAATATTTTAAATAGTGGTTCATGTTTTCTTAATAATTCTTCTGTTTTTTCTTTTCTACTCATAATTTATTATTTATTTTTTTGTTGTTGCGCGGGTGTGTCAATTTCTACAATTTTCATTAATTGTTTATCTAATTTAAAAAAACTAATTCTTGTATCACCATTTCTTGATTTTAAAAAATGAAATACAATTGTACTGTCATCAGGAATAATAAATCTATCAGGACCATAAAATTTAATTTTCTTTAATCCTGGTCTATTTATACCAATTAATGTATCAGAGTGTTGTAATAAAGCATCAGCTCCAAATATATCAGAATCTAAAACATAATTACCATACTTACCATCTTCAGCTCTATCAGGATTATCAATATTTCTATTTAATTGACTTAATATAATAAATGATACTGGGTAATTTTTTTTCATAAAAGTAATTGCTTCTCCAAGATTATAAAGCATATCAAATTTATCTTTATCTCTTGCAGATTTTTTAAATAAAGTTGAGTGATCAACAGTTATTAAAGTTTTGCAATATACTTTTTTACCATTAATATGTGTAACATGTTTTTCTATGTAATGATGTATAGTTGACATAAATTCTTCTACTGTACATGCGTCATAAACAACATCTACTCTTGAATTTGTTCTTAATTTTTCTACATAATTTACACATTTATTATAATCATGATCTGAAAGTTTATTATTTCCTGCACTGTTTAAACTTTTATAATCTTTTTGTGTTGGTGTTGATAGTTCTCTAATTGCACTTGTTCTACCTGGCATTTCTAATTGAAATTGTAAAATTCTAAAGTGTTCCTCTTGATTTAATGCTACAACTTCTGCACATAACTGATCTATAAAAAAAGTTTTACCTGTACCAGGTCTAGCTCCTATAACTGTCAGAGTATTCCATTCAATTCCATCTAGTAAAGCTTCATTAAACTTTGGCCAACTTGTAATTAAACTTTTTCTTCTTCCTTCTTGCCTAGCTTTAATATGAGTTAATGCCTCATCAAATGCTTCAATTTTACTTTTTACCTTTACAGGTCTAGTTTCTAAATAACTACTCATTTTCTATGGATTCAATTGTTTTATTTTTAGTATAATTATATATAGCATGTAATCCACTTACTAAAAGTTCAAATATTAAATATTGCCATATTGAAACAACAACAATAAAATTTGTAGTAATTACATAACCTACTAAAGAACCTATAATAGCACAAAATGTCAATAAAATATTTTGTTTTATATTTGTCATACTATTTTATCTTTAAAATAAGTTTCTTCATATTCATCTTCACCATTTATTATCATATCACAATAGGTTGCAAGATCTGAATCCCATGATTTATCTGTATTTTGTTTTCTTACAAAATATTGTGATGTTCTCATATATTCATAATTCTTCATTTCAAAATCATTTACATATTTTCTTGTAGCTGAAAGAATTATTTCCCAAGAATAAGTATAATTATCAAAAAACCATCTAAAACCATTTTCTAATGTTTTCACATTGACTCTTGCTGGTTTACCACTAGATAGTCTTTTATTAGGAAATATTTCTACATAATCTTTTATCATTTCAATAAAAGAGTTACCCATTAATATAGAAGATGTTTTCTTTTTATTTTTTATGAAAAATTCTTCTATTTCCTTAACAAATATAATACTTTTTTCAGTTAATTCCAAATTTGTATCTAACCAACCATTAGATTGTAATTTTTTTATTTCTAAACTAGAACTAATAAAAGAATTTGGTATTCTTTTTCCTATACAACAATGTAACACATAAAAACTATTAGGTGTAATTTGTGCTTTTATTAATTTATCAAATATCTCATTCATTATTTACCAAATTATTTCATTACCATTTAATTTTTTTATTTTTTCTGATATTCTTACAAAAACATAATTGCTATCCCATTTTGAACCATTATATGCGGCAGAAGCGGGATGCTTAACATTAAATTTAATATTAGAATTATCAGTCATATCAGACCATTCTTCAGCTTTTTTACCCATATAAACATATGTTAATT